CCAGCGAAACGGACACGGGGACGGTGGGCTTTGTGCCCCACTGGGCCACGTGCCCGGAGGCTGGGCAGTTCAGAAAGCGAGGATAATATGGGAAACAAACTACTGGAGGAGCTGCGGCGGGACCTGGTGGATGGGAAGCTGCGGATCATGCACAACGGTATCGACATCTATATTGATTGTCCGGAGACCGGGGACAAGCTGATCATTCCCATGACCAGCGCCAAGAGCATGCAGCCCGCCCCTGGGACGGCCAGACTGGAACGTGACCGGGGACACCGCGGGAGGGCCGCAAACCCGGACGACGGGCAGGGCCCCTTCAAGGGCTTCCTGATGATCGTATGCGAGGAGTGCGGTGCGGCAAAGGCCTTCTGCACAAAGCGGGAGACGTACAGCTTCCGCTGTGACGAGTGCGGCCACGTGACGGCCCTGGAGAACCTGCGGCCCATGTACATGCACTGCAAATGCGGCGAGAGCTTCCGCTACCGGACCAACGCCACGGCG